ACGATGAGAGTGGTAAATGGGAACGACCAGACAACATACTCAACAACTGGCGAGTTACAAAAACTTGCCTTAGACTAGGTAGCAGGATTATTGGAAAATGCATGATGGGATCTACTAGTAACTCATTGGATAAGGGTGGTAATAATTTTAAAAAACTATACAACGATTCAGATGTTGCTAAAAGAAATAGAAACGGACAAACAAAGTCTGGCTTATATTCCTTGTTCATACCAATGGAGTGGAACTTTGAAGGGTTTATTGATGCCCACGGAAAACCTGTTTTTAACACACCAGGCTACGATGTGTACGGACCAGATGGAGAGTTGATAGAAGTAGGCGTTATTGATAATTGGCAAAATGAAGTTGATGGCTTAAAGGAAGATCAAGATGGTTTAAACGAATTTTACCGTCAGTTTCCCAGAACAACAGAGCACGCTTTTAGAGATGAGACAAAAAACAGTATATTCAACTTGGTTAAGCTGTACGAACAAATAGATTACAATGAAGGAATAAGTAGCTCAGCAGTGTTGACAACTGGAAACTTTCAATGGATGAACGGTGTTAAAGATACTAAGGTAACTTTTAACCCAGATCCAAAAGGAAGATTTAAAATAAGCTGGGCTCCAAATTATAACATACAGAATAATGTTATAATAAAAAATGGAATTAAATACCCAGGAAATGAACACATGGGTTGTTTTGGCTGCGATAGCTACGACATAAGTGGAACAGTTGATGGTAGAGGATCTAACGGAGCTCTTCATGGACTGACAAAGTTTAGCATGGAAGATGCTCCAGCTAATACGTTTTTTTTAGAATACATTGCTAGACCACAAACCGCTGAAATATTTTTTGAAGATGTGCTTATGGCATGTGTATTTTACGGTATGCCGCTGCTAGCAGAGAATAACAAACCAAGGCTTTTGTATTACTTTAGACGAAGAGGGTACAGGGGATTTAGCATGAACAGACCAGACAAAGTTTGGAACAAGCTTAGTGTTGCAGAAAAAGAAGTTGGCGGTATACCAAACTCTAGTGAAGATATAAAGCAAGCACATGCTGCTGCACTTGAGATGTATATAAACGACCATGTAGGTCTGATGCAAGATGATTCTTATGGTACTATGTACTTTAATGAGACTTTGAATGACTGGGCTAAGTTTGACATAAATAAAAGAACAAAACATGATGCTTCTATAAGCTCTGGCTTGGCTATCATGGGTTGCAACAGGCATTTGTATAAACCTAATATGGAAAAACAAAGAACTAAAATAGACTTAAGCGTATCTCGATTTGATAACGGTGGATATGCTTCAAAAATAATTAAAAGTTAAATATGGCTGATTCTTACATTAATAATTTTCCAAGTCAGGTAGTACCTGATGCAGAAAAAATAAGCTATGACTACGGACTAAAAGTCGCTCAAGCTATCGAAAAAGAATGGTTCGATAACAGTGGCGGAGGTAAAGGTAGGATTGGTAGTAGATTCAACAACAATCAAAACGACTTTCACAGACTAAGGCTGTATGCTAGGGGTGAGCAGTCTGTTCAAAAATATAAAGACGAGTTATCTATAAATGGTGATTTATCTTACTTAAATCTAGACTGGAAGCCTATACCAGTAATCCCTAAGTTCGTAGACATTGTTGTAAACGGAATGACAGAAAGAAACTACGATATAAAAGTGTTTTCACAAGATCCGTACGGTGTTGCTAAAAGGACTGAGTATATGGAGAGTGTCCTTAGGGATATGAAGTCTAAAGAGTTTAATGCAATGGCAAAGGAAAGTTTTAACATGGACTTTGCTGAAAACAATGCAGAAGACTTACCAGAGACAGAGCAAGAGTTAGAGCTACACATGCAACTTACCTACAAGCAAGCTACTGAATTAGCGGAAGAGCAAGCTATAAACACTTTNTTTGAAGGAAGTAACTACGAGCTTATAAGAAAAAGACTATACTACGACTTAGCTGTGATTGGTATGGCTTGTGCTAANACTACGTTTACACACTCCGAAGGAGTAAAGGTTGAATACGTTGACCCAGCTAATATGGTTTGGTCATATACTGATTCACCTTANTTTGAAGATGTATACTACGCCGGTGAGGTAAAATGTATTCCTATTAACGAACTCGTGAAAGAGTTTCCTCACTTAATGGAAGAAGATCTTTTAGAGATACAACAAGCCTCTAAGAAGTATCAAGGAGAATACAACAGAAGATCCAGCGACAAAGACATTAATCAAATAGATGTATTGTACTTTAATTACAAGACGTACATGAATGAAGTCTACAAGCTTAAAGAGACTAGTAGTGGTGGGGAAAAGGCAATTGAAAAAGACGATGGATTTAACCCTCCTATGGATAAGGTTGGTGGTTACGCTAAAGTATCTAGAAAAGTAGAGGTACTATATGAAGGCGCTATAATACTTGGCAGTGATAAGCTGTTAAAGTGGGAGCTAGCAGAGAACATGATGAGAGAGAAAAGTGATTTTAACAAAGTTAAAATGAACTACTCTATGGTTGCTCCAAGAATATATCAAGGTAGAATTGAAAGTGTGGTAAGTAGAATTACTTCTTTCGCAGACATGATACAGTTAACACACTTGAAGCTACAGCAGGTAATGTCTAGGATGGTTCCTGATGGAGTTTACTTAGACGCCGATGGATTAGCTGAAATAGACTTAGGCAACGGAACAAACTACAACCCACAAGAAGCATTAAACATGTTTTTCCAAACTGGTTCTATAATAGGTAGATCGTTTACTTCTGATGGAGATTCAAACCCAGGCAAAGTACCTATTCAAGAAATATCTAATGGAGCTGGAGCTGGTAACAAGATGCAAACTCTTATAGCCAACTACAACTACTACATGCAGATGATAAGAGATGTTACTGGCTTAAACGAAGCTAGAGACGGATCTACTCCAGATAGAAATGCTTTAGTTGGAGTTCAAAAGCTTGCGGCTGCAAACAGTAACACGGCTACTAGACACATTTTACAAGCAGGGTTGTTTTTAACNGCAGACATTGCGGAACAGNTATCNTTGAGAATATCTGATATAATAGAATATTCTCCAACACGAGACGCATTTTTGCAGGCTATAGGAACTCACAACGTTGCTACGTTAGAAGAAATGTCAGAGCTACACTTGTATGACTTTGGTATATTCATAGAACTAGCACCTGACGAAGAAGAGAAAGCTTTGCTAGAAAACAACATACAAATGGCATTAACTCAGAAGCTAATTAAGCTTTCTGACGCTATAGACCTTAGAAACATAAAGAACATAAGATTAGCAAATGAGCTTCTTAAAATTAGAGAGAAAAAGAAAATGCAAGAAGAGCAAGCTATGCAACAACAAAACATAGCGGCCCAGCAACAAGCTCAGCAGCAAACCGCACAAGCGCAGGCCCAAGCTGAAATGCAGAAACAACAAGCTGTAACTCAAATGCAAACTCAACTAGAACAAGCTAAAGCAGAGTTTAAGGCTAAGGCACTAGAACAAGAGGCTTCTATTAAAGAAAGGCTAATGGACAAAGAGTTTTCGTTGAATATGAAAATGAGAGAAATGGATAGGGAGGACACTGAAAAGTCTGAGCAGCGTCAAGATGTTAGATCTGAAAAAGAAGGCCAGAGAAAAGAAAGAGTAGAATCAAGCAAGCAGAAAGGTAAAAGATTCGAGTCATCAGGTAATGATGTACTAGGTGACGGCTTGAATATGAATAAGTTTTAAACCAATTATTATATTATATTATGAGTGAAGAAAAACAAGAGGCACCAGAGGTGCAAGAAGAAAACGTAGCTAAAGTTAGTATGTCATCGCCTAAAAAACCAGACGAAACTATTAACAAGGTTGATATGAGTAAAGCTGATGAAATTAAAGATGACGCAGTTGACGAGACAGGAGTGGTTGGAAGCGATGAAACTACCAATGCCACATCAGAACAAGAAGAAGTACAAGAGGAAGTTGAAGCACAAGAAACTCCAGCACTAGAAGAGATAACTGACGAAGAGGTTGTTGAAGTAGTTAGTGAGACTTTAGCTGAACCTGAAGCTAGCGTAGAACTTCCAGCTAGCGTAGATAAGCTGGTAGAGTTTATGAACGAAACTGGCGGAAGTCTAGAAGACTATGTAAAACTAAACAAGGATGTAAGTGAGATGGATAATCTTACAGCCTTGCAAGAGTATTACAAGACTACTAAACCTCATCTTGACAGCGACGAAATAAAGTTTTTAATGGATGAAAGCTTTTCTTTTGACGAAGAGCTAGATGAAGAAAAAGAAATAAGAAAAAAGAAAATCGCTTTAAAAGAGCAAGTTGCCGAAGCGAAAGCCTACTTAGACGGGCAAAAGTCTAAATATT